CTACAGCACTAAGACGACTAACCTTACCAAGAAAGTCCTTGGCCTCTTCCATATTGTTCTGTACAGCAATGCCCTCAAGTATTTTCAGGTTAGCTTTACTGGTAGAAAAACCATTTGCACTAGCCCACTTAGGATTCATTGCATTGAATTTCAAACCTGCAACAGTATTCTGCTTCTCATACAAAAAGCCTGTAGTTACACACCTACCACACTTGTTTGGCTTGGCAAAAGGTGTGCCATCTTTTTTGGTCTTGCGTATGTGTCCTGTACCATTACAGTCAGGACATTGCTTTGCCTCTGTCTTGTAGACTAAGGTAGTGTTCTTAGCAATAGCGTCCCTGAAATCCTTGGGCTTCATGTATGGTGTGATAGCGTTCATCCAAACATTCTTATCCTTTGGCTTGCGACTATAGATAACCCAAGACAATTGCTCTGGACTGTTAAGGTTAATAGGTGTGTCACCCATTAGCCTATGAACATATGCTTGCAATTCTTTAGTCAACACTTCTTTTTCTTTCTGGTATTCCTGGCGTACCTCATCCAGTATTTCAAGGTTGACACAGAAACCACGCTGATATATACGTGTCAAACAAACAGCAACCTCATTTGTTAGGTCAACTGTGTTACGTAAGCCACTATCTTCTATTGTATTCAGGCGATACATAAGCTTGTCAGACAGCTGTTGTGTAGCTTCAAGGTCATGCGAAAGATAAGAGGCGAGTAATTCATATGGTATGTCGCGTGTACTATAACCCTTTGCAAAATACTCCTTTAGTGTGTCCTGCTTACGTGTGTCAAGCAAGTACCTGTCTGCACATGCCTCAAGAGACAGTGGTTCTTTGATACCACGCTGCAATACATACTCTGCCAGCATCGTGTCAAACACTGGACCGTCATAGGTAAAGCCAGACTCCCACAGCCACAGCAAATCATGTGCAGCATTGTGCATAATAAGTACAGTAGCTTTGTCAAGCCACTCCTGCACGACAGTATGCCCAAAATCATCTGCATCTACCTCACTATGGTCAAAGGTAACGATACGTTCCACACCTTGGTCAGAAAGCATCCCCACCATGACCAGAGTATTATTTTTTTCAAACGGGTCAAGGTGGAGTTTGCCATCCCTATCCGTAGTAGTATTTTCTACATCAAGAGTTAGTTTCATTACTTCAGTCCTGAAGCTGTGGCTGCAGTATCAATAATTGCGATACCCCATGCACACTTAATAAGAAATGGTACAACTAGCGTAATCATATCTATTCTCCTTTCATTAATTAAACCACGTATCTTCCATACATGTGTTCCAAATTACAGTGCAATCTTCCATGCCATCCTGTTAGCTTATTCTTTACAACATTCAAATGACGTTGTGCGTCTTGCACCTTCTGTCCCTCGACAAGAGGGTTCGCTGCAATCAGTAGCATCAGGTCAGCCTCTGCTGCTTTACCAGTCTTAGAACCTTCCATCATACTCTGATTCAACACCGTCTTCCCTTCTGCCTCTGCTGACAGCTGGGACATGTAGAAAACAGCACAGTTATACTGCTTCCCAATCTCACGGGCATAGATTGCATTAGCCTTGAGTGCCTCGTCTTGTCTTGTATAACCATGAAGTGTGGCAAACTTATCACCCATATCGAGAACCAAAATATCTGGACGATACGTTTTGCATACACTCTCTACCCACGCCATGTTCTTACCTGACGAATCATAGATTAAGATGTTATCTTTGACAGGTGCATACATAGCATCTGCCCTTGCTTCATCACGGCGTACCTCTTCCATTGTCATACCCGTAGCAACAGTAAGATATCGTGTAGCTACACGCTTTGCTTTCTCTTCGTTGCAGAGGATGATACACTTAGCACCCTGCTGCGCAAATCCATTGGGGCCAGCAATCATACTGGCGTGAAAGGATGTCTTGCCTGTATTGGGTCTGGCACCCACCTCAATAAGTTGTCCAGAGTTTACGCCTGGAACATATTGTGCGAGGGTAGGTATATTAAAAACCCAACGACTTTCCATATCGTGACTATCAATCAAAGACTGAATGTCTATGTCTTCCCACTCAATGTTTAAGTCAGGGAGAAAGTCATCATTGTATTGTGCGAGTATCTCTCTCAGAGGCTCAAGGGATTCAATATCCCCATTCACGTAGTCAAACCCCAAGCTGGCTACTTCACTGCCTACATACTGCTGAAACAGCCGTGAAAGTACGTTCTGTGCTACATCGTTACCCATTGGGTTACGGCTTTGTATCTTATGAAAGATACCACTAAATGATTGCTTCTGTGCCGTAGTCATTGAGGGATTGTGTGCCATAAAGTATGCTGATACTTCCTCTGGTGCCAAGTCTCGCTTGTACTGCTGCATCATTTCATCAATGCATTTCTTTACTTTTTGCAAATCATTACTGAACAATTTGTCTGGGCATCTATCGCCCTTATGCTCGTAGTGAAACTCTTTGTTCATCAAGCTACGAATAATTCCTACTTCTTCCATTATAAGTCTCCTATCTTCTTCATGTCTTCGGGGTTACGGTATTTAATATCATCATTCAACTTCAAAACTTCTACTGTCTCCACATAAGAACGTAATTGTTTTTGGTATTCAATAGTCTTCCTGGTTGCGTCAGGGTCCAACGCCATAACTACCTTTGAGAACTGCATTAGATACTGCTTATGCTCTTCAAGCAAACTCGTACCAAGCAATGCGACCCCGACAATTCTTTTCACATCACCTGCTACAGCAGCACTAATACAGTCCTCAACCACGACAGCAACATCACCAGTTCCACAGGTATAGGGGAGACCACATGACCCATACCTCTTCCACTTTGGTTGTCGCCATGTCAACGCCCGACCTGTGGCGTCAACAACTTTTCCAGCATGTTCTACTGGAAACACTACACGGTCTTCCTTAACATCTAGTAGAAGACCTAGCTTATCTACATCAAGACCCCATTCCGCACACCATTTAATCACTGCGCGATTGTTACGATGAGGTACTATACACAATGGCATCACAAAGTCAACCTCTTTTTTCGTTTGCTTACCATAATTCTTTACATCCTCCACGGAAAGTGACACACTCTTGTCACCTTTAACATTACAAGATGCTTTAAAACAATTCCATTTCAACCTTCCCATATCATTAGTCACAGAGAAAGTATTGTATCCTTTGCAGCTGGGACAATTCATCCGTATTGTCTGTCCCATTTCTACTTTGATATTATCTAGTATATTATACATAGTATTTATACCTTCCGTTGCGACATTTGATATTTATTTATCATGGTTTTTACGTTTTGTCAAGGCATAATTTGCACTGTCATATGTATTTTTCATGTACGGCTTGACACTTTGTGGGTTAGCATGTCCTGTTACCGACATGATTTGTCCGATACCGACACCAGCCTCAACCATTTCTGTTGTACCAGTTCTTCGCAAGTCAGACAGGCGTAGCTCACTAGGTAATCCAGCCTCTGCCATCAATCTCTTACCATGTAGTGGTAGTTTGTACACTGTATACGGTACATACTCTCCACGCAATGGATAAGGTCTTGGTGCTACATAGGTTTGAAACCCAAAGTCTTCTTGTTGTTCTTGCAGCATATCAAACAGTTCATCTGATATAGGTAGGGATACTTCTGCCCTACGCTTTGATTGCTCAATGTCTACACGCTGTTTGTTAAAGTCTATGTTATCCCACTCTAGTAAACGCATGTCCCCAAGTCTCTGGCACCACTCGTATGCCATCTGTGCAATCAATCCTATGTTCCTTGTATTGAAATCCTTGTACGCATACTCAAGAAATGTTTGCACCTGGTCTGGAGTCCAGACTGTCTTTCTAGAACGTGTTGTTCTTCGCGTAACTTTCTCAAATGGGTTCTTATCTACATGCTCCATGCGTACACCATGATTGAATACTACGCTGGCTGTAGCCATAAGGTGGTTGGCAAAGGACACGCCACGCTCACACCACATATCATATGCTTTCTTAGCACGTAACGGGGTGAAAGATTTAAGGCGTGTCCTACCAAATTGTTCAGACATGAGCCGAATATGATAGTCATATTGTGATTTAGTACCCTCTACCAATGCCCTATATTCTAGGGATTCTTTGTAGTCACTAGATAATTCATCAAAGTTTTTCATAAGCTGCTCCTATAGATACCATAGATGATACATATCCACATGTATATCAAGACGTAATCAAGCATTAGTCACACGAACTAAGACGATTGATTACTGCGATATGCACATTGAGTTCTTCATCAAAGTACAGTTTGCTTAGACTAGTCATATACCCAAGAGGATGATACTGATTAAAGTAATCCTTGATTCTCTTATCAAGTTCCTCTTCGGTATATGCCATTAGTTTTACTTCGATTGCCATTAAGTCTAGTACTCATCTTCTTCAATGACTACATCAGAACCTACAAAGTTGTGTTTCATATGATACCAACAGGTATCCACTCTCTTCAATGCTTCGTAGTCAATAGCCATGATTTCTTCCATAGCATTACGCACTGGCAACCATGCTTCCAACATGTTAAGCAAGGCTTTCTTTTGGCCCGCAGATAAGGCAGACCACACAGCGTCAGCATTTTCCTGACGTACTTCGTAGTTATATTTATTGTAACCCATATTACTTCTCCTCTACAAGTTTAGTTAGTAGTTCATCTATCCTACCCATGAGGACATTGATTGCAGTCGCAATGTGTCCTGTGTCGGTAGGTTGCATACGTTCTTCCAGTTGTCTTACCTCTTCAATCAAAGCAAGAATGTGTTGTTTTTGTGCTTGTCTGTTCATGCTCACTCCTTCACTCGCTTGTTCTCTGCCCATGCAATCAGTTCATTGGCCACATGATAAGCCATGATGGGTGGGCAGTTGGGGTATGTCTTGGTAATATAGAGTGCCATGTCGCTGTGACTGTCAATCAAATGCAACTCGTAGCCAGCCATATTCGCATCGTCAATCACTGTCTGCAGCATGGACATAACTTCTCTGTCAGTATTAGCAAGCTGTTTACTCATGCTCACCTCCATTACCTCTACCCAAGCCACCAAAGTAACTAGGCTTACGCTTGGCTGTTTCAAACACGCCAGCAGTGATAAACACGCCAGCAATCAGCAAGGCATGGGCTATGGCACTGATGCCAAACACCACAATGCTACCCATCCACATACTGAATATGATACACCACATCCAAGCCAGCATTTGCATAACTAGATGCCGTGTGTTGTTGTCAGGTATATGTCGCAGTGGATTGTATCTGCTGTCCATGATTAGGTTGTATGTGTCAATCATGTTATCACTCCTATCACCCAGTTCTCTGCACAATCTTCTGCATACTGCTCGCTGTGTCCTACAATAACACGCTCCTCAACAATGGCTTCATCCTGTATCATCACAACAGTGTACGATTCGTCTTGATTACGAAACACTAATGCTTTGCGATTGGATAGCTTATCACTTCCAAAGAACTCATGTAGTAACATCATCTCTTTCCTCTACTGAGGAGTACAGACCCCAGCTAATAAGCTGCTGGGAATCTGCCTCATCCAAAAGTCCTTTGATGTTTTCGTACCACGGCTCTGACTCAATGTCAAGAATTGTTTTGTCATTCCAGTCATGGTCAAAATTCTTTTCATCATCCATTTGCAATCTCCTCTTTGTACAGTTTGAATACATCTTTTCTAAACAACTTTTCCAAACTAAGCAAGTACATTCTTGACGCATTGTGGTCACCACCCCTGATGTCACGCTTGTCTAGCCTGTCAACAATTTGACGCAGTGTATCTACATCAAATATTAGTCGAGCAAATGTCTTATCACCAACACAAAGTTTATGCAACCAGTAATCTGATTCGGTTGCGGCGATACCACTTGGCCTACCATAAGATTCATATTCGATGGCAATGTTGCCAGAGTTTACCCATATGTCACGCTCTGATTTAATCTCAAACTTAGAGTTCTCAAACATATTTGCAATCTCATTCTCGTGAAATTTTCCATATGCCAGGTCAATATCAAACTTTGACCTATCTTTTTTATTCGGTTCTAAATGTTGCATACACTTCTCCTTTTCTAATCCATTCGCGTGATGAAGTATCCATCCTTAGTAGGCAGGGCAATGATAGCGTACTCATAAAAGTAAACCATGCCATCCTTTGTTTTCATCTTGCCTACATAGGGCAGGTCTTCATCATCCTCGTAACCACTATGATACGAGCCATTCTCCAGCACCTCGCCGTTGAATTTGTATAGTTCTCCAAAGCCATAGCTGTCTTGCATATGCTGTACTAAATTATCATAACCTAGCAGATTGTATTCGACAACCCAGCGTGGCAACAATCCCAGTGACTCAATAATCAAGCCAGCTTCTATATCTTTGAATTGGTCTTCGTTAATTTGTAATCGTGACATAATCATATTACTCTCCTTTTGGGCAGGGTTCCATGCTAAAGTAGACGTACTTATTATCTACTGCAATGTGTGGTACGTTTGGCCTAACGTCTTGCTTGCCCACATATGTGAATGTGCAGTTCATTTCACGCTTTGCCTCAACGTCCTTGAAAAATTCAGCATTGTCATTTGCAAACAGTGCTGCACTCAATACTACCATCAGTCCAATCATATCATTCTCCTTTCTATGCGTAATGGTCGTTTAGATATTTGTTAGGATGTATCCATCCATTGTATTCATATTCACTGGACGGGCCAAAGTTACCATCAGGGAATCCTGAACATTCATCGACACCATCTACGAAAGAGCCATAGTATTCCATACCATACTCTACATAGTAAACTTCAAACTCATAGCCCTGCTTGTGCATCTCTTCATATAGTTCAGTAGGTGATGACCATGCAGTATCAAACTTGGCAACGAATATGGCATCACCATCATCGTTTTCTACTATCTCTGTGCTTTCTAGTTTGATGTCCCACTTGGTTCCCCAATTATCTAGCCGCCAATCATACCATCCATCTGTTGGCTCACCTTCCTTGTCTTTAGGTTCTGGCAAAATGTATTCACACAAGTTACCTTTCTTTATTTCTTCTATAAGAATTTCATCTTGATACTTCTTCAGATACATTACATTCTGGCACCAATTAGGCATTGTTTGTCTCCTTCATTCCATTAAAGATATGTGATATTACATCAACTGTCCACCCATTGCCAAGCATTTTGTAGCGTTGGGTATTGCTGACATGGTTGGTGTACCCTTCTGGCACAGTCTGCAATCTCTCGCACTCAAGTGGTGTTAGCTTGCGAAACTCAGTCATTGATTCGTCTGTAAATACTAGCTGTCGTCTGTGTTTTTCAAAGTATGACTTGAGATTGCCACCCTTGAAATAGTTGGCGTCAATACAATGCGAATAGGCTCTGTCTACCCAACCATTTTCAATAATATCAGACAGCATCACGTCACTGTTGCTTGGCAATTCACAAGATATGTTTGTCCAGTAATAACGTTGCCTATTCTGTGCCGACACGGTATTGCTGTTGATAAATATGGGTTCGACACCTAGTGCCTCAGTGATAACATCCATCGACTGCTGTTTCATCTTGACATTTTCCAAGAGAAAATACTTAGGCCGCAGGTCTTTTAGTAGTCGAACAAACTCCCAAAACAATTTACTTCTGGGGTCATCAAAGTTTAGTTGCTTGCCAGCAAAGCTAAAGCCTTGGCATGGACTGCCACCAATCAGTAGGTCAATCTGTGGCAAGTCATCTGCCTTGACATCCTGCACGTCACCTAGATGTACCATGTCAGGATAGTTAGCCTTCGCCACCTTGATAGCGTACTTGTCTATCTCGCTGGCAAAATATTTGTCAACCTGGAATCCCGACTTCTGTAGTGCAATTTGACCACACGACATACCATCGAACAATGATAATACATTCATCTGTAAGCACCTCTCGCTAAGTTTAATCCTGCCAGCACCCCATCAAGATGCTGTAACATTTCTCTTGCTGGCATACGATGCGCCATGATGGCATCACCTGCTGTCAATTCGTAGCCACCATATACCGCCGCGAAATTCACGTCAAGTTTAGCTGGCTGTTCATCTGACCTTGCCATGCGTTCAAGCTGTCTGTTCACAGCTTCTAAACGCACCCTAATCATTCGCTTTGTCACTCGCATTACGCAACATCCTTTCCGAACCAACGCTTGGCAGTCATGTCATTGATGACGTACTTGCTATTAGTGTTTAGGTCTTGAATAATCCAAGGGTTTTTCCTTGCCCTAGACTTATACCCAACTAATGTATATTTACCATCACCAATCTTGTTGGTGTCTAGGTCAGACAAACTAGCATAGGTTGCTAGGTCACGTTCTTCTGGTGACCCTGCACCCTGCTCCCGCACTACCAGCTTATATGTCACCTCGACATCATTGAAGGTGGCATTACCTACCTCAAATTCGTAGCCATCAATGCCATTGTCGGCAAAGATTTTCTCCAGTTTGGTACGCATCATTTTTGCTGTTGCTCTATCCATAATATGTCACCCCATGTTCTGACGTTGTTGTTTAGCTTTGCGGTCTTGCCTACGCTTAAACTTGACAGGCTTGTTACGCTTCATCTTTGTAATCTTGTATTTTCCTGTTGTCAATATGCTTTTCGACATCTTTCTTGTCCCTTTTTCTGTCGTACTTTTTCCTGTCACGAAAGGCACCAGCCTTGCGTCTGCTAGTAGCCACTGCCCTCGCAACAGGATTGATTCTGATATTCCTACGCACGTTCACAGAATGTGCCATCACTCGCACGTGATACCATCATATAGCCCTTGTTGTTTGAGAATGTACCCTTACGCTTGTAACGTGAAGTGGTGCGGCGAAACTGGAGATTCTCCAAGCCAATTGGG